CCTATTGAATATTCACCATCTAAAGGGCAGCGCATTTCAAAGTGTAACCCTGCGGCTATTATAGCCTCAACACCTAGCTTACCCACCGTATCAGCATGTTCCTCTGGAACTTCTACTTGCCATTCGTCATGAATGTTACCTACTATCTTAGCATTGTAAGGCTTAATGCTTTCACTAAATATAACTAAGGCTTGCTTCATAGCAATAGCACCTGCCCCCTGTAACAAAGCGTTAAGTGCAGAGTGTGCGGATCTAATAATAATCTTGCGACCATCTAGCCCTTTGATATAGCCCTTTGCTGCCGCTCTCTCAACGCGCTTGATAAGTGATTTAAATGTCGGGAGATTGTTAAGGAAAGTATCTCTAAGTCTACGGCCCTCTTTGTTGCTTCCTCCAACCACACTTCCAAGTTTGCCGTCTCCTGCTCCGTATATAAGTGCATAAATGAATGTCTTTGCCTGATTTCTAGATTCAAGTCCTGCATTTTTTTGATTACTTGTGTGTATGTCTCCGTGGAGAATTTCATTTGTAAAGTCCTCATCTTCTAAATAGTGAGCAAGCATTCGTAGCTCAAGACCACTAGCATCAATGCCAACTAATTTATGTTTAGCAGGTACAATCCAACAAGCTCTACACTCTTTACCATAAGGGGCGTTAGAGCTAGGTATCTGTGCCATGTTAGGGTTGCGATGGGTCATCCTACCAGTAATAGTTCCGTTATGATTAACATAACCATGAACCCTACCGTCTTCTGCTAGCTCTTTGAACCAACTGTTTATCTGAGATACACGCTTCTGCAACATAAGATACTCTGCAATTAGAAGCGCAGCGGGGATACCTTTAATCTTTTTAAGAGTAGGCTCATCAATAATAGGCTGACCTGTAGGTGTAAAGTCTTTAGGCTTCCACCCAAACTCTTGAAGGTACTCACCTATCTGTTTGCGAGAGCCTAAGTTGAAGTCTATAACTTTAACTAAAGTAATATAACCACTGGACAGCATGCGCTTACGCTCATCCTCAGTTAGTCTTACTTGCTTACCTTCCATTGTCTCACCAAGCTTACCGTAAGCACCGCTTTTAGTTCTCTTCGGATATACTTTAGTCTCTATTCGTTTAGGTCTAAACACCTTATGTACTTCTGTAACTATAGCCTCGACCTTCTCGTTAAGCTCAGCCAGTAACAACATACCTGCTCGCTGATCGAATAAGAATCCTGTCTCCTCCTGATCTCTTAGAAGTTTAGATACCTTATGCTCTAAGTTAATAGAGTCAATAGAGAAGCCACGGGATTCCTTGCGGAGAGCTTCGTATACTTTATAGTTAAGCAGCACATCATTCTTACAGTACTCAAGCATCTCAGGAGTGTAAGAATCAAACTCATCGAACTCAGTCTTAGGAAAGTTAAGACGGTAGCCCCAACTCTTAAGACTATGATTCTCTGCACGAGTAGGGTTAAACAGCCTAGATAATATTAACGTATCTATTATTCTTTTTTCGCTTAAGTCTACACCTGCTAACTTCTTTACTACTGGTATGTCATAGTTACCTATATTGTGTCCGATAAGTTTGTCACAGTTAAGTAGCAGCCTGTAAGCCTCATCTAGCTCCGAAGGTGCAAATGTCTGTGTGATTCCTGTATCAACATCATAGGTTACAATACAGAATATTTCTGTAGGATCTAACCCATCTGTCTCTACATCGAATACTAAGTTTTTATTCATAGTACTTCTTCTCCTAGTTCGTCTTCAGGATCTATCTCTGATAGGCGACCAGTATCATTATGATATAATAAGTGAGCAGCCATACCTACATCACCTGTGTATCTAGATTTTAAAACTCTCATATGGGTAGTGTTCGACTCAATGTCATCCTCTGCTTGTTGATTACGCTCTAAGGCAATAACACAATCAGATAGCTGAGCTATGCTTTGGGAACCTCGAAGGTGATTAAGACCTACACTGACACCATTCTCATGACCACTGTTCCCTTCAACTCTTCTGAGGTGAGAGACAAGTATCATACCTGCCCCTGTCTCTTCTACTATACATCTAAGTCTATGCATAATGCTATCTAAAGTACGCCGCTCATCTCCCTCCACTGAGGCTGCAACTAGCATATGTAAATGGTCAACGATAACCCACTTACAATCACAGCCTACAATCATGAAGCGTAGCTTAGAAAATATCTCTTCGATGTCGGTAGCACCGAAGTGGGCATGAACCCAGACCCTGTCATTGTTAAACAACTTATCGTACATTTGTTTAATTAGAGTAGGATTAAACTCATCCCTCACTGAGTCAATAAAGAGTTTACTGTCAGCCTCGATGGACATGATCCCATCAAGAGTCCTCAAGTAATCTTCTTCAAGGGCTACAATACCTACATTGTCCTCAGTGTTATTAATAATCCAATGCTCAAGCTCTCTTGTGATACTGGATTTACCAAGCCCTGTGCCGCCTGTAAGGGTAACAAGTTCTCCTCGACGTAAGCCCAGAAGTTTCTTGTTAAGTCCCTGCCAAGGGTAAGGGATAGATTCTTTGCGTTCTCTATTCTGATACTTATCATACAATTCCTTTGCGTTTAGAACACCGCTAGGTGTATAGGTCTTTGCATCCCACCATCTATTAACAAAGTCAACATGCCTTTTATTTTTAAGCATGTCATTAGCATCTTTAGTTTCCTCAGGGAATGAAAGAATCTTAGCCTTGCCGGGAGATATAACTCTAGCAACTTTGATAGCTGCCTCACGCCCCGCCTTGTCATTATCAAAACAAATAATAATCTTTTCGTATTTCTCTAGGAACTCTATAGATTCTTTGATGTCTTTGACAGCACCCGCCGCACCATTCTTGAGGCTAACTACAGGCCACTTCGACCCTAGTAGTTCGTAAGCTGCCATAGCATCACACTCACCTTCAGTGATAGTTATATACTTACCACCATCCCTGAATATCTGCTGACCAAATAAGCCTGCATCTTTAGGTGAACCCATCCAACTAAATAGTTTATCTCCTACAGTTCTTATCTTGTACCCTGCTATCTCATTGACAGTATAGTAAGGATAAGAATGGGAAAGTGTATTACCTTGAAGGTCTTCAGTAGCCCTTACGCCATACTTCTTAGCTGTCTCTAATGAGATACCTCTATCTTTAAGCTGTATAAATGTACCGTTGGTAAGCGGCGCATTGATTTCAGTAGCCATATTATTTTTATATGTTTTCATATCAGTAACAGGGGCTAACTCATCTACTGATATATCATCACCTGATACTGCTCTGTCGTAGTTTGCTATCCTTTCTGCACAACTAAAGCAGTAAGCTGATCCGTCCTCATTTAGACCTACTGGATCTTTACCACCACACTTAGGACAAGGCAATCTTGTTTTAACAAAAGCCATATAGTTCTCCATAAAAAAGGGGGTTGTTACACCCCCAAGCATCACAGCTATTAACTAATCACCTGTCAAGGTATAGCAAAGATCATCATATAGTCTTGATCCTGCTGCATCTAATATAGTTATCTTCCTAACTAGCTCATCTTTTTCTAACTTACAAGCCAGTAAAGTATCATACTTGTTAGGTAAGTCATCACCTAATAAATCTATATTATGCTCTACACCTTCACGGTCTACAAATATCCTAGTGTTTTCCATCTCCTTAGAGTTCATCCTCTAGGCTCTCCTCAACATCAAACTCATCACCCGCTGATCCTGAGTAAGCTACAAGATCAATTACTTGCATTGCCATGAAGTCTAAACCTTTGTAAGTAGTACCCTGTCTTACTGTTTCCCATTCTTTGTACTGAACTTTAACAGTAGAACCATTACCTACCTGACAATCCATCTCATTCTTAGAGCGATCATAAAGCTTAGGGGCTTCTCGAATCATACCACGAGGGCCATCAACCTTACGCTTGATAACAATGGACGGCCCTTCAGCCATAGGCTTAACAGTAAAGCCACGAGTCTTAAAGTCTTCAGCAGTAGCTTCATCAACTACTAGGTTTACTGAATAGGTAGGTTCATACTTGGTGTTAGGGGTCTTTACAGAAGCCCAATAAGCTTGTCCTTGTAATACTGGCATAACATTTTCCTCTGGTTTTTACATGTTTAATATTGCTTTGTGTAAAACTATTATAATGACAGGTTAACACTCTGTCAAATACTTATTCATAGTTTCTTCTCCAAGTGTTTGGCTTTCTTTTTGCTCCTGATTCTAAAGCTTTATAGTATGCATCAGTAGCTGCTGAGTTCCAGTACATATCATAGAGTATTTTCTTTAGAGTCTTGACAGCTACTTTCTTGGTTGATCCTCCTCCAAACATAGGCTTTATCTTAGCCCACTTGTTTCCAATAGTTATAGTACAGGTTCTCCACCCTTCGAGGTAATAGTCAGTAGTAAAACTATCACCTCTTTTAGGGTCAAGCATTTCTTTTTTAAAATCTAAATGGGACTTCATGTCTTTCGCTCCCGTTAAAAAACTTAACAATCATAGCAGGCATTTCATCTTCTATCTTTTCTAAGGTACGAAGTCTCCATATCTGCTGACTCTCAGCCTCGTTGGTAGCCTCCTTAGCTACCTGACGTTCATAGAATATTAAGAACCTTTGAAATAAATGCGGAGGTTCTATGCTCCACAAAGCCCACAGATAACACCATTGATCTTCTACTTTATCGTAAAACTGTTTATGCTCTAGCATATCTACTCCTATGCTGCTAATTTAGTTAAGAATTTCTGTACTTTATCTGCTCGTCCCGCCCTGATAGATGCAATGTTAGGCTGTGCTGACTGCCTCCCTGCGTTGGAGTGAGTAGACCAATCAGTAAGAGCATTATAAAATGCCCATTTGTTCTGACCTAGCTTACGCTGATACCTATGCCAAGCAAGAAACAGGTAGTTAAACGTAGAGTTACGCTGCATTTCATGTAAGCTGTGATAGATTTTATCTTTATCCATACCTGCTATATCCTTAATAAGCTGCGTAGCTTCATAGTTATCCATAGGAGTATGATGCCATTCATGCCACAGGTGCTGCTCATTCTCAAGTATTTTAACTGAGTTACCTACTATGCTAGCAGCATGTTGTATGTTTAACTTCCTGCTGTGCCTTGCTTTGTAGACCGTACTAGCACCACTAGTAAATACTTGACCATTCATACAGGCTGACTGCCTTGCCCCAACTGATAGTATGAATGCAAAAGTACCATCATAGCTATTGACACCTAAGAAACTAAGGTGTGCTGTGTCACCATCAGGAGTAGTGATCTCATGCTTTGGAAGTACATGAGTTATATAACACTTAGCACCTGATGCATCAGTAACAATCTTCTCCTCAATGCCTTC